GGGCAGAGACGGATCAGTCCCAGCCGTTCCGTAGAGGAAGTTTTCAAGAATCTCTAAATCACCGGAATCAACCATGGTGGAGTCAACCGTTAAGATAGAAGTAGGCCTAGCGTCAGTAACCGCAACCGGGACCGTCGTTAACTCCCAGCTAAACGTAATAGCCTCGGGCGAATCGTTGATCGTCGTGTAGGCCTTCTCCGAAGGGCTCGCGCTACAGCCGTAAACCAGGTGAAGTTTGTAGCCATAATCATCGCCATCGATGTCGTTGCCAAGTTTGGTCCTGTAGGAAAGACCAAACGTACGACGAGCCTGCTGCCCAATGGTTAATCCAGGCGCGGGAACGCCAAGACCATCAAAAGGAGCGAACTCATCCGGGTAAGTAAAGGCCTCAATAGTCCCACCGAACTCCTCGGCCGAGAAGAGGTTCAGGTACTTAACGTTATCCGCATACTGAGCGTTAGGCTCCGCGCCCGAAGGGGTCTCCGTAACGGTAACAAGACCGTTCCAAGCAACTCCATCAGTGTAAGCGCCCGAAGAATCGGGGATGTAGAGAACACCCCGGTCCACACCGGTCTCATAGATTCGCTCACCGGCACCGTCCCAAGTAAGAACTGCCATTGATATCTCCTTCTAGAAGTAAAGTTTGTAAACGTCGTGGTTTAGATTGTCTGCCGTGTAAAAACGATCATAAACACATGATGGCAACTCTGAAATCTTTTTAGGAATGTCGCTATCAGGGTTTCTATCAATAACTGTTATTTGATATCGCAATTTGTTTTTATACGGCTTATTATCTGCAAAGTCAGTGCTTTCGTCGTCTCTTTTGTAAATGATACAGGGGTATTTAATTTGAACGGTAGGAGGTGGTTGAAAATATACGTAGTCGCTACCTAAAAGATCAACTAAAAGTTCCTGAAGTTCAAGCCGTTGGGCCATTGTAAACACTCCCAAGACTGAGGATTAGGCGGGGGCTCTTGACTTCGACACTAGTCACAGTCCAAAGAACCCCCGCCCACCGCACGTATTTAATTTTAAAGAAGTGATCGATGGCATATTGATCGGCAACAATACTAATAGAGTTGCCAACCGAAATATCATTATTTAAAGATACTCCCGAATCTAAAGTTCTAGTATTACGAATAATATCTCCATAATACTGATACTCGGTAATGAGATCAACCCAAATACCAGACTCGGGTGGGTCTTCTACAGCTTCCCCGTATCCAATTTCTCCATAAAATTTAGCCATCTAAGCTCCTAAATCACTCCCCGACAAATGTCCAGGAATCGTTCTCGCTGCTCGGGAAGTAGTAGCCGCTTGCCGGAACTGCGTTCACAACAAACGTCTCACCCTCAGCAACCGAGTAAGGCGACCCAGCCGCGTTCATCGTCGAATCATCAGAGGCGTCCTGGTAGACGACACCCGTCTGGTTCGTGATGGTAATGTCGGAGCCGTCGAAAGCAGGCTCAGCCGGGGTAACCGCAACGAGAGAAGCAGCAACCTTCTTGACAACCATCGCCGACTTCAACTTGGTAAGCGCCCCAGAAACACGGGTCTCGATCAGGTACTTGTACTGGTTGTAATCGATGTCGAAATCGTCAAACATGCTGACGTTTCCGCCCTTATCGGCGCCAATAATGTAATCGACCGGGTTAACGAGAATGGCGACGATGTCGTCCTCTTCCTCCATAACCTCAACCGGAACAATCTCAGCGACCCGAAGCTCGGTAGCAACCTCGTCAAGGGTCTTGTAGATACGACGACCGACCGTGTCCTTCAGAAGCAGGAACTTGGCAATGTAGGTCTCGGTAGTGTACATGGTCGGAAGACCAGTGCCCTTCCAGTACTGGCGGTTCATCACAATGGCGTCAATAATCTCCTGCACCGAGGAGTTAGCATCATCGATGTTGACGTTAACGACAGTGGTGTAGAGCTCATGATCCTTTGCAATCGGGCGAATATTCTGCTCGTTGATCTTATCGTCGTGAGCAACGTCACGACCATCACCAATCAGAATAGCCCGGGCCAGCTCCTCATCGAGCATCAGCCGCATCTCACCCTTAAGCCAGGTGACAACGTCAAAGTCGGTGATATCGACCATGTCATCGCGATCCAGCTTCTGCTTCTTGTAGATGGTCGTCGGAGTCGTAACCCGCTTGGAGACGCCAAAGAACTCTTCCTTCTTCAGAGTACCAGTAATGTACCCCTTCGCCCTGGCCTCTTCCGGAGTGAGGTCAGCCGACATCGTCTTAACTCGGCTAAACGGGCTCTTCCGGGTCGCCGAAAGGAGCTTGTTAACCCACTCAGTCCGACGAGTGAACCACTCCGGAGTCGTGGCAATGTTCTGGGCATCCGGGAAAAGAAGATCGATGTCGGTGATACCATGCTGTAAAGCAAAGGCATCAACGGCGTCCTTAAGGGAGCCGAGCTTGGTAGCGTCGGAAACAATACCCTCAATATCGGCGTGAGAAAGCGTCCGAGGGGCCTCGGGCTTGGACTCATCGCCCTGCTCAAAAACGTTGCGGGTCATTTTATCACCTTCCTTGTCGGTGTCATTGGTAGTAACATTGTCCTGAGCCATTTCGCCGGTCTCAGTATTATTGTCTTCAGCAGAGAGAAGTGCTTCACCAATCATATAATGAAGAACCTCTTTCTGCTTATCGGTCATTGTCTCATAAACGTCTTCGATGGTCTCTTCGTCATCGGTATTGTCTTCCGGCTCATCATCTTTAGCATCAGAAGGAGCATCTCCCTCAGCGTGCTGAAGCTCAAGACCAGTGTAAATAATAACTTCGTCCTCTAAGGTGAACTCGTCCCCATCAGAGTGCTTAATAGTAACATTCTCAATAAGTGCGCCAGGATTTGCCCCGGAAAGAACAAGGCTAACCTCTCGAATAGCTCCGTGTAAAACCCGTCCAGTCCGCTCAATTAAGTCATTTGCCCAAATGGACAACATGTTAATGTCGCCATGCTCTAATAAATCTTTTGCGTGGCTAGCTTTACCAGAAGAATTAAAGAAACCATATGCGTAAACGCCATCTGGACGAGCTTCTAAAATTGCGTGACCAAGAACATTCTCTGGATCGTTGTGCCCGTGCTGCCAAACCAGCGGAACCTTTGCCTTATCCTGATGCTTAAAGGCGTCAGGCATAATGGTTCGCCCGTCGGTACACTTAAGCCCCGCCTTTGTGGCGTAGCCGCTAAAATCTGCTTCCATTTTGACTTCCTTTCCTAAGATTCAGCCACGTCGTTTAATGGCGGTTGTTGTGGCATGTTGCTATTGACCAGCTCGTCGGCTTTTGGATCCTTAGATGGAGGAATGCCAATAAACCCACGAATTTCGTTTGAAGTTAGAATTTCGTTTCTTGTAAACTTATCCGCAATGTCAGCAAGGTCACTAACAGAAACAAGCTTGAACGGATCTTTAAAGTATTGAATTCGTTCACCATCGGAAGTTCCAATTGGTCCAAGGAAAGCCCTCTGCATGGATTCTACAATTGCGTCTGCAATTGGCTCGATAGACCTACTATAATAGTTTCGCATGGCTTTTTCATCCGCCGTGCTGTTCATAATGTCTTCGGTAATCCCCAATTGGCCGTAAAGCATACCAGTTAAGTACTCAATCTGTTTTAACAAATTGTTTTCAGCTGGGCGGTTTAACTGTGTAATCTTTTCGGTTCCGTCAGTATAGGCAATTCCGTACTGGCTGCCTTTTAATTGGAATTCAATATCTTCTCTTCGCTTTTCTGCTTGCTGCCGCCTAGCTTCAGATTTTACAACGTAAGGCAACTGAATAATTAAATCTAACTTGCCGGAACTAGACTGCTCATCAACAACGTCAAGAAGCGTAAGTTTTCTAATCAATCGCTGTAGCGTAGAGTTTGGTTCGTTCATAATTGCGTATAAAGGATTCTCGACAATAGCTACATAGCGCTTTTCTAAAGTAATTTCTTCTCGTTCACCACGAGCTTCATTATAAAGGTTAATCCGAACATGTCGAGGATACCAAGCTACAACTTCGCCAACTCTAAGCGTGTAGATGTCAAATTTTTCTCTTGTCTGAGGATTGTAGTTGGTATCAACTGGGACTAAAGCGGCGCAGCCTTTGTCAAACATTGTCATAACAATGTCCTGCCGAAATGCTCTAGGCCCCTGGTCAATATTTGCCTCTAAAGTCAAAGCGGTGTTTAAAGCGCTTTGCATGTCTTCCATATATCGGCCATTTGCGTCGAGTTTAACATGTTTAAAATTAAAGCTCGCCACGTCAATGCTCATTCTTGTGTAGATTGAAGTGACAATTGACTTTTCATTGTAGTAATGAAACCTACTTCGATCGGGCCTGATGCCATAACTAGGACCATTGTGATAACTTGTTGGATCCCAAACTTCATAGTTGTCTCTAAACGCGTTCCAAGCGTTTTTAAATCTATCTAAAATTGGCATTAATGCATCACCTCCTTAAGTTACGGCGTAAATCTTACTTATTAAGCCCCTTCTAAAGCGGTAATTCGCTGATCAAAATCAAATAAAGCTGTAAAAATACTAGTAAGGGCTTCGCTATTCGCGGAGAGAAGATTCTCGTAAACACCCGGCTCAGTCTCAACAAAAAGTGCAATACTTTCAAGTTTCTGATGCTCCCGAGGCTCTCCTAAACTGGAAAGGATCACCTGAGTGGTTTTCTGATGCTCATTCATTCAAAAGCCTCCTTATTGGCTTTATAGGCAATATATGCGTCCATCATAGCGGACACATTATCAATTTTTTCGTCTGCTCTTTTTTTTAATAACTTCCTATTACCGTTGGTATCTTCCAGAGTAACTGCATTCCCCATGGCAAAGGACATTAAATCTTGATCAAAGATTAATGCTCTTTCTTCAGCTAGGATTTTTAGCTCTCCTAGAGGAACTGATTCGGTTTTTGCCCCCTGAATAACTTTTTCAATTCCATATGGTCCGTTTTCTGCTTCCCAACGAGCTACAAATTCTTTTGCATTGTAGGGGTCAAAGCCTAAGCACCTAACGTCGTATTCATTTTGAACAATAAATGCGTCAAGGTCGTCGTAAACTTCCATCATATCAAGAACGTTTCCTTCTAAAACCTGAAGACTTCCTTCATTGATAAAATCATCGTACTTTGCTCGCATGGCGCCAGGTAGTTTCATTAAAGTAAGACTTGTGATGTAACTTCTAGTTTTAATTCCAAACGCGCCATTATTTAATGGAAATAAAAATGTAAAAGCACAAAAGTCGTCGCCCTGTGAAAGATCAGCACCTAAAGCGCAGGGTACAGTCCAGAATTCTCTAGACCTGTGGGGGATAGTTTCTTCATAAGTAAAGAAATATGTATACCCCTCCATTGGTATACCAAAACGCTTTGCTAGAATATCATTCCTAGACGCTGGAGCTTTTTCAGCTCTTTCCACGTCCAAATGATAAACATCATATGTGACGGTTTTACCTAGATTTGGATTTGCTTTAACCCACGTTGCTGGATCTGAAACTTCTTCAATGTCGTCTAGTTTATAATGCCAGATTGAAACGTGCGGTGCTTGATACTCACCTTTTAAAATATTAGCAAGCTCCATTTTAATTGTATCGCCAGACCCGTTTCGCACCGTTCCCTCAGAACTAATTGCAACAATTAAATAGTCTTCCATCTTAGAAGCGCCCTGTTCAATAGCCCCAACAACATCTTCTCGAATATCCCCAGAAAGCCACTCGTCGATGGTAGAAACTTTTGGCCTAAGTCCTTGGAGTTTATTAATTGCCATCGGTCTAACTTCTAGAAGGGACCCAGTCAAAAAGTTTTCAACACCCTTTTTTGTAGAGGCTAACTTAACGCGTTCAATTTTTGACCCAGCTGTGTTTCTAATTGAGCCCTCAGTTAAAAACTTAAATAAAGGACCTCTTGCCCTTGTCACCGCAGTTCGAATTGGAGACATTACCTCATCAGCCTGCTTCATAGTTGGCGCTGTTGTTACCTGGTGAGTGGTAGAAGTGTCTACGTTAAGAAAATAGGCTTGAATACAAGCTCCATACATTGATTTTGCGGCCCCTCTGGCTACAATCAAATACTGTTTTGTAACCAGCCGCTTTTTAACCAGCTTCTTAACGTATTTTCCTTCTTTTCCATTTTCACCAGGTTGATAGACGCTCCGCTCAACAAAGTAATACCAACCAAAAATTTGTTCTGCCCATAATTTGAAGGTGTCTAATAAATATAAATCGCTTCCATCGGTTAAGGTCAATTCCATTTCACAGTATTTAATAAAACCTTCTACTGCTTGATCATCATAATAAATATTTTGGTTGGAAATTAAATCATCAATCCGATTCATCTCCAAAGAGATTTCTCTGTTTACTGGAATTTCGCCTGAAAGTACAGAGTCTCTAAACTCACCATAATACTTTGGGGTTGCGGTGTTTGACAGGGCCAATTAATTCCTCCTTTATTAAACCAAATTCCTATACTGCTTTTCTAACTTAGCTCGTTTGACTGATTTCTCAAGCGCTTTGTCGGAGAGAGCCGAAGCCGGAGATCGACCAGTCCTCTTAAATGCAATATCGTCAAGAGCAGCATTGACCTGGTTTGTCATCTGCTTTTTAAACTGGTCTTTTCCGATTTGAATAGCGACATCGCCAAGAAACTTTGCTGATTCTGTAGCGAATCGCTTACCTCTAGATACGCTCTCCGTTTGCGACTTTGCGCTAAGCTCTTTGAACTGCTGCTCCAGCCGCATTCTTTCAACAGCATCTTTAAGTTGTTTATCACTAAGGCTTTTAACACTTGGTTTTGGCGGAGGCTTAGCCCAAGCTGGTTTTCCAGACTTTGCGGATTTCTTTTTTTCTTTTCGAACTCCCCATTTCATGCCTTTGACCCCGGCATGATTCAGAAAGTTTTTTGTAAAATCGACCGCTTGAGCGAGTTCATCTTCGGTGTCTGGAAGAAGTTCAAAGGAAATAATTTTTCCCATGCTATCGTATCTTGCTTTTACTTCAATTTCAACGCTTTCGGGATCTAACATTTCCTTCCACCACCTTCCATGTTAACCCAGTATCTGAAACGTCGTATTTAAACTGCAGAGTCTTTTTGCTTCGGCTACTTCCGACCATTTTCTCTGAGTTTTTATTTAAAACTTGGGTGGCCATTGCTGACATTTCATCGTTATACTTTTTTAAAAGTTTTGGGTCGCCAGAAATGTTTTTGTTTTTGTATTGCGGCTTCTCATTGATTAATTTAATGTTTGCATTAATTTCTTTGCCGGATTTATTATAGATTTTTCTAATAGTTTTACTTTTTGTGGCTTTTTTTTCCCATTTTTTGTCAGCTTTTCTTACTTTCCTTCTAGCTGGGTTTGTCTTTTTAATTTGGCGGCGTTCTTTTCTAACGCCCCATTTCATACCTTTAACACCAGCATGTTCAAGAAAGTTTAAGCCTTTTTCTTTTAAAGATTCCTCAATATTGCTTTGAGCTAACTCTTGATCGGCCAACTCTTGCTTCCTTTTTCGCGCTTTAGCGGCAATAGCTCTAGCTTCCGCCTCGTTCTGCGGAACTGGCTCACCCCAAGCTGCAGCAGTAAGAGCAAACCTAGTAGGGCGACCTTTTTCGTCTTTTAGCGGTGGATAATTATCCTGGCCATAAAACCTCAAGGCCCAGCTAATCCAACGCTTTTTATCAGACGTGCTCGCTTTCGAGTAATTTTTGACTCCTGGCTTTAAATTACCACCAAAAGCTTTTCTACCAGCAGCTGTTAATCCACCTTTTGGGTTTTTTAAAGGTTTTTTATCACTCATGGTAATTCAACCTCCCGAAAAACGTTTAGACGCCACTCAAACTCTTTGATCTGGTTGTCCATTGCCTCTAGTAAAAATGAAGTTCCAGGTGGGTCAAACAAAACTCTACACTTTAAAAACACAAAAGACTTAACCATATGAAGCTGTTTGTCAGGAAGGCCTAACTCATCCCACTCAGAAGTTTCGTCTTGAATAAAGAATCCGCCTTCTTCTCCTACACCAAGCTGAGCCAGTGAAGAAAAAGTTGTATTAATAAACATAATAATGTCGGGGTCAAAAGCAGTATAACTTTCGCCAATACCTAAGACTTTTTTAGTACTAATCAGAATGCTATTCTCCATTTGAACCTCCTTTCAGACTACCAGAGTTTTGTATCTCCAGGTTTTCTTTGCGAGAAAGCGGGTATTAATAGGTTTTTGTTTCCGTAATGAATGGCATTATGCGTGGTTTTTGTGGTGGTAATTAAAAACTCTGGATCTAGTATCCATTCTTCTCCATGCAGAATGTCTTCTTTGATTATTGGATTTATGTGATGAACTAGAAGATTGCTATGAATTTCGTACCCTTCAACGCCCAAATCACACCCTTGATCACGCAAAATAACGTGATCTCGAGCGGATTTCCACTCATATGATTGATAGAATTCTTGGTTTAAATAGCGGTCAAATCCAAAAGTTTGAACGCCAATAGACCCATTTAACTTTAAATACTCAAACCTGTCTTCAAAACTATTTAACCTGTTTAGCTCTGAATATGTTCGTTCCATATCGTCACAAACTATCTAAAAACAGCTCAAAGTGCCTTTGCGGCATCTGAGTGTATGGAGTGTCGTGAGCTTTATTTGAAATGAAAGCCGAAGCAACAATGTTTTTACTAGCTAAAGCAGTTTGATACATAAACATGTGTTTAGCTGGTACAACCCCATCAAATTCACCATGAACCAAGCCAATTTTTGGAATCTTAGACGACGCCTGAGCGGAAACCATACTGGAAAGTGAAGACCCTTCAGTTTCTACCTGGGTAAGCGGGTAATCGTAATCGTTTCCGTAAAACAAGTTAGCGGTAATCTTTAATTTACCATAAGGAGCCACTAAAGTTTCTCCTCCACTAGCAAGTGGGCCGTAATCCGGATCGCTAGCGTCATTGTTGTAGGCCCACCACATATCGGATGGAGTTGCCCAAGTATATGCGCCTTTAAAAATTGGATCCGGTGTATTTGATCTACCGCCCCATTCACTGTTAACCGTTAAATCAAATCCGTTTAGATTAGATAAATCTCTACTGATTGCTGCAGCCTGAGCTAAATACGCCCCAGCTGAATGCCCAGTTACAATTACACGGTTGTGATCCAAAGCATAATCTTCTTGCTCTTTAATCCATAAAGCCGCCAACTTGACGTCCGAAATAAAACTAGGGAACTTTCCAGACCCCTGATTTGGCCAAGCGGGTTTGGCAATGTCAAACAAGCTTAACTGCCACGCAAAGATGTAGTCAATGCTAACAACAGCATAACCTTTTCGAAGAAGCCAATAAACCCAACCGTCATGAACGTCACCTCTTACTCCAGCGGAGAAGAATCCTCCATGAACATACATAACTACTGGCCAACCATTAGCCGGCGCGGTTCTTGTTGGGATCCAAAGAGTAAGAGCCCTGACTGATTTGCCTGGATCGTAGTTTAAATCATGAACTGTGTAGTTTGATGTTGAATATACAAACTCTCTTGACCTGTCATGCCAATTGTTTTTGTCTGATGTGTTCACAACTCCAGACTCGACAACGCCTTCTTCAAGTACTGGAACTTCTTGACCATCGACCATTTCGTACCAGGTGTTTACTGGAGTTTGATAATGTTGATCTGCTGTTCCATCCAGGTTATACGTATCAAAAACTTCAAGATCCCCAAACCACCACTCTTGAATATAGCCACCAGCACCACATTTAGACGGATGCCGTCCAAGCATAATACAATTTGCGTCGATGCTTGCGGGGTTACATGTAACAGTGTACCAAGGAGTTCCAGTGTCTGCCCACTTCCAAATCTTTAGTGTTACTTTTGGAGCAACGTTCTGAACTTGAATTTGAATTCGCCAAGTAAACCCCGTAGTGATCTGATTGTTAGTTGGCGGAGTTGTTAGATTAATCGCATTTGTTTCGCCTTTAAAAAATGGTTGATTTACTCGAGTAAACCCTCCGGTAGTAGTATACCTATTTAACATTAAACTAAATCTATCAGTTTGAGAATAATCAGTTCCAGACACATTCATGAACGTAATCATGTGTGGATAAGTGTCACTATAAAAAAGAGATAATGGATTTGAGTTTGTTGTCACATAAAATCTACACGAGTATTCGGTTAACGGAGAAATAAAACCATCTTCATTAACGCGAGAATCTCCAAAACGCCAGTAATTTCTAGCAGGAATGTTTCGCTCTGCATAATCAGTAAAGATAATTCCTCTAGAAAATGGTGTCCGTCTATTTGCCGATACATGCGAATTACCATAATAAACTTTTGAAGGTCTATAATCAGGAAAGAATGGAGGAGTTAGATCATTGATTGAAGGATTTGTCTGAAAACCTTCAGAAGGTTCTGGGCACTTTGGCGCTCCTTGCGTAGGGTGGCACCAAGTTGGGGGAGCAAGAGGCACGTCTTCTGGGTGGAGTCCTAAAATTTTTGTCACGCATACCTCCGACAGATTTTAGTTCCATCGGGAAGTCCTGCCGCAGACTCACCTGCATCTAAGAATACAACTGACTCTCCAGATGGCCCAGGTAACCCTCGAACATTACCGGCGTTAATAGTATTGTTATCTTTTGTAACTAAAATTAAATCATCCGCCTCAATATAGGCATTAATTAAAATGCCGTTTTCAATTTCCTTCATTCTTTCTGCAGTTAAACCAGTTACCGTGGCCATACCAACCTCCTTTGGCCTATCCGATACTCCAAGCTAAAGCTTCGTGCTCTAAATGCGCGGAGTTTGTGTGCACAGCGTTGGCCGCATCAGAAATATCAATTAAGTTCAAAACAACCATTAACGTTGCCAAAGCTCCAGCGCTATCTAAAGATTGATACCTAGGGTTTCCTGTGTTTTCAATGGACAAAATATTACCCTGCCCATCACTCGTTACTACTTTCATAAGGAACTCCTAACAAAAACGCAAGGCGGTTGAGTGCCGTTGCCTGGACCGGCTGAGCAAAACTGTGGTAATGCTCCGGTTACATTGTCTTGAAACTTTGTTCCGTTTAACGTAGCCATAGCGTCTGGAACTTGGTATCCTAAAATATGAGTAGTTTGAAAGTCTGCGTGCCCATTAGTTTGTTGAGCAACGCACGCTAACCAGTAAAGACCCGGTTCTAAAAGTAAATTGATTGTAATTACTTTAAAGTCCGGATCACTAGTCAGATCAATAGTTCCAGCATCTAAAATAAGTTGATAAGGCGAATCGTCTGTTGATGAACTAGAATATACACCAAGACGAGCAACAGACCCTGCGCCGATAGACGTTGAGTGTGTGTGGTTCATGCCGATTCGATCAATAATCATTGACCTAGTCACGTACATAGGCGTGTACCAAAGCCTATTGTTATTCGTTTGACCATTTCCAGAAGTAGTAGCAGAAGGAGAAGTGTACTGGCCATCAATAAACATTGCCGGAGGTTTAGGAGGATCCGTAGAATTAATTACAATTCCTGGGTCTCCTTCTGTATAATTTGGATTTAAGTCAATAGTGATGTTGTCGCCGGCTTCAATATCTAAGATACTTAAAGATCCCCCGACACCAGCAATTGGGCCTCTACTAATAACCGCGTACATCTCACCAAAAACTGGAATATTGTTAGGCGTTAATACGACCTGCCTGTACTGATGGACGATTAGCTGCTGATCATCACCATTGAAAAGAATGCCGCTAGTTCCAGCGTCTAGAGTAACATCTCCGTCTTCTGCAACGTTAATAACCCACCACTCTTGGCCGTAGTGTGTTAACGATACAGTATCAGGAAATGTAATTACACAAGATGCCGCAACAATGAGAACCCTTGGAATGCCAGTAATAGTAGTGTCTTCAAAAATAAATTCAACGTTTCTAGACTGTAAATACTGCGTATGAGGATGACCAACAGTTAAGTTTAAAAGCTCGGCATGATCGTCAGTTCCTGCAGATTCTCCAGGAGGACCTTCTGGACCCTGCGGACCTTCTGGCCCTTGGGCTCCTGTAGGACCGGCTGCTCCAGCAGGACCAGCAGGACCAGCGGGTCCAGTAGCTCCAGCCGGTCCAGTAGCTCCAGCCGGACCGCTTGGGCCAACTGGGCCAGACCGAATGATAGTAATTGCGCCAGTCGCAGGATTCTGAAGAATCCTTTGCGTTCCGGCCTCTGAAAATGGATCGCTCATTCTGTAACCACCCCTTGAAACAGGACCTTTAACGGCTCACTAAAAATACTTAACGGTTCATCGCCGGAGATTCGTTTTAAATCCATAAAACCATAGGTTTTAGTAACGTTTGTTAAATCTTCACTGTTTAGAATTAAAACTAACTCTCCGTCCGTGCCATCGGTTGCGTACTCAACGGTGAACGTCGCCAATAAATCAGAGTCTAAACTTTTTTCAGATCTAATTTCACTGGTGATTGTTTCACCAGAAACGTCAAAGGCTAAACCGACGGCGACATAATTTGTCCGATTCAAATGAATCACTAGTTGATCGTGCATTAGTACTCCTCGTCTTCGGTCAAAATATCTTGCCCAGCGTAAGCTCGCATGGCATTTAGAGCCGTCTCATACAACTCTTCAACTCTTTTAGCCGAGGCCATGTGCTCTACTTTTGCATTTAATAACTCGTTTTCTCTAGACAAGCGCTCTTGTTCTAAACGTTCTCTAGTAGAGCCGAGCTTTAAATAATGACTAATTACCTGAGCGGAGGCGGTTCCTTCCATTAATTGTTTTTCCGCCAAATCTACAGCAAGAGAAACAAGCTGAGTCTCTCTTGCTTCCGGCGTTTCAGCAGGCTTTCGCTGCTTTTGCGTTTGTCTTTTTGCAGGCACTTGTTTCTCCTTTCTGTAGAGTTGTTACATAGTGTGGGCCCGGCACAAGTGGCTCAAGCCCAGGAGGACGGGCGAACACTTAAAGACTTGCCCGGGCCCACGAATTTAGGAAGTGGCTTTTGCCGTCTGCTTCATGGCACGAGCAACAAAGTCCTGTGCTGCGCTCTTAGGAATGGTCATAAAGCCAACTGATTTACCAGGCTCCACAAGCTTTGCAAACCCTACTAAATCAAGCCCAGGAAGAGGAATGGTAACCGCGCCAAACTGCGCAAAGAAACCGACGCCATCTACTGCAATATACATGTCTGCCTCCTTAACATCAAACGAAGAGTTTGATGGAAGATTTGAACTGTTGTTGTAAACCGGCCGGCCAAACCCGGCAATATTATACCTATGTCTGGAGCGAACCATAACTTCGCCGCCGTTAGATTGATTCTTCATTGAGGTGTTTCCCTCAATTGTGTCTACGTAAATACCTCTTGAACCAGTGACAATACCAACGTGGTCAATAACTCCGTTGTTTTCAAAATCAAAATAAACAATATCACCCGGCTCGCACGGTCCATTATTATGCATCCATCGGTTTAAAAGTTTATAGTTGTGAACTCCAGAAGGAGTGTACACCGAAGAAGGCTCAGTGTTTCCAGATCCACTTTTTGTAACTGAAAACCCTGCGTCAATTAAAACACAATCGGTAAAACTTCCACACCAAGGTTGAAACTGGTAGCCAGTTCGCTTACCAAAAATAGTTTCATTACTTCTTGGACCTTCTCTATACCCAATCCACTTTCTTGCCTGATTAACCACATCGTTTCTAGTTGGCATTGACAACCTCCCTAAAGATCTAAACACTCTTAG